AACAATTTAAAATTAATGAAGATATTAAAAACTACATGAAAAAATTATTAAAAAGCGGAGATGATCTTATAAAGAAATCTAGAGTTGAGTTATCCACTATACATGGATCAAAAGGAAGAGAATGTGAAAACATAGTCTTATTTTTAGATTATGGGACCGAAGAACAAAGACTTTTTTTAAAAGGCGCTGAAGATAATCCAGATGGACAACATAGATTAATGTTTGTTGGAATAACACGAGCTAAGCAGAGATTATATATTATGCCACATATGACGACTAATTATTACACAATAGGAGAACCTATTGTATGAGTCCACACACCCTCACAAGTGAACTGGTCCTATTATCAATGATGACATTTTATTTTGGAATTAAAACTTATTGGATTTTTATATGAGCGCCTATAAAAAACAAATTGGAGGATCTCATTACAGTAGGTTTAAGGTGCAGCCAAGTAAGTTTATAAATGACAATGAGTTGCTTTTCGCAGAGGGGAATGCTATAAAATATATCTGTAGGCACTCTTACAAAAACGGAAAGGAAGACTTGAAAAAAGCAATTCACTACATTGAAATGATCATTGAAAGAGACTATCAAGGTAAAAAATAATGGGATCAATGTGGCAAGCATCTGTAGAATGGGTATGTCCTGAATCCTTCCCTGATCTACAAAAACATAAAGTTATTTCTATAGACTTAGAAACAAGAGATCCGAACTTAAAAACCCGGGGATCTGGTTCTATAATTAATGAAGGTGCTATTGTAGGAGTTGCAGTGGCTGTAGATGGATGGTCAGGATACTATCCTTTTGGTCATGATCAAGGAAACTTTTTTGATGAAAAAAGAGTTATGGGATGGATTAAGGAAGTCTGTGCCCTACCTTCAGTTAAAGTTTTTCATAATGCCATGTATGATGTTTGTTGGCTAAGAGCTTATGGTGTTGAGGTAAAAGGCCATATAATGGATACAATGGTTATGGCATCTTTAATAGATGAAAACAGATTATTTTATTCTTTAAATAGTGTTTCTTTTGATTATCTTGGAAAAGTAAAAGATGAAAAAGCTTTAACCGAAGAAGCTGAAAAAAGAGGAATAGATCCTAAAGCTGAAATGTACAAACTTCCAGCTATGTATGTGGGATCTTATGCTGAAAAAGACGCAGAATTAACTTTAGAGCTATATAAAGTTTTATCAGAAAAAATAATAAAAGAAGATTTAAAAAAAGTTTTTAATTTAGAGACAGAGCTTTTTCCTTGCTTAATAGACATGAAATTTAAAGGGGTTTGTGTTGATATCGAATCCGCTCATAAACTGAAACAAGAACTATGTATACAAGAAAAACAATTGTTATCAGAAGTAACCAAAGAGACAGGAATAGAATGTCAAATATGGGCAGCAAGATCGATTGCCAAAGTTTTTGACAAACTAAAGCTGTCTTATGACCGCACTGAAAAGACAAAGTCCCCTTCATTTACAAAAAATTTCCTTTTTACTCATCAACATCCTATGGTTAAAAATATAGCAAAAGCAAGAGAGATAAACAAGGCACACACTACCTTTATAGATACTATTATTAAATACGAGCATAAAGGTAGAATACATGCGGACATTAATCCAATAAGATCAGACAGTGGTGGAACTGTTACAGGGAGATTTTCATACTCTAATCCAAATTTACAGCAAATTCCGGCTAGAAACAAAGACTTGGGTCCAAAAATAAGATCTTTATTTATACCTGAAAAAGGATGTCAATGGGGTTGTTTTGACTATTCTCAGCAAGAACCGAGATTAGTTGTACACTACGCATCAAAAAGCACTCTTTCTAACGATGACTCTATATCTAAAATTGTTAAAGAATATAATAATGAAGATAGTAAAGCAGATTTTCACCAGATTGTTGCGGACATGGCAAAAATAGAAAGAAGCCAAGCTAAAACAATAAATCTGGGGCTATTTTATGGAATGGGAAAAGCGAAACTTCAAGCTGAATTAGGAGTTAATAAAGCTGAAGCTGTTAATCTTTTTGAAAAATATCACGAAACTGTTCCTTTTGTTAAAAGTTTAATGGACAAGACCTCTGAAGATGCAGAAGAAAATGGATATATAAGAACACTAGGGGGAAGAAGATGTAATTTTAAAAAATATCAAATTAATGAATATGTAAGAGGAAAACTTCCTACAACTGGGACAAGAGCAGAAATAGAAGAATTATATATTAAACAATATAGAGAGAAATGGCCTCAAGCAAAAGAAGAAGAAATTAGAAAAGCTTTAAAAAGAGAAGATCAAACAAGAATAAAAAGAGCTTTCACCTACAAGGCATTAAATAAATTAATTCAAGGATCGGCTGCCGATATGACAAAACAAGCTATGTTAGATTTATACAAAGAAGGAATTGTGCCCCATATTCAAATTCATGACGAATTAGACATTTCAGTAGAATCAGATAAACAAGCTAAAGAAATTGTTGAGATTATGGAAAAAGCTGTTAAACTAGCTGTCCCAAATAAAGTCGATTACGAATCTGGCAAAAATTGGGGAGATATTTATGGGTAATAATTATGGCTTATTTAAACGTAAACATTCCTGCGACTTATGCACAGATAAGAAGGGAGTATTTATATGATCTCAAAGAACACCATGGAGAAGCTGAAGACTGTATTATCTTTGGCCTGGCATCGATTACAGGGCGTCCTATATTGTTTCATGCAATTATGGAGAACGGTGCTGTTTTCTATCGTCTCCCGATATCTGCCTTCATTCAAAAAGGTTTTGATGTCAAAAAAGTTCCTAGGCATAGACTTGACGAGTTGGAGCTTTGGAATTGTTTCAGTTATTATCCTTCTGTTATTTCTTTCGATCTCTTAGACGGAACAAGAGGTAAATACTTTGGAAAAGACAAGAAACTACACTCTGGCAGCTACCTTTTTACTGTTGACTGGGGCCACCCAGATAGTAATATACTAGATACCGATCATTCGGAAATTCCGCACGAACATAAGTGCGCACATATCATAGCTCTCGACGACGGAAACTATGCGGCACAGCCAAACAATCGTATTATCTGGAGTATTCCTTCATTTACAGTTAAGGATGAAATTCCTGACTGGAAAGTACAAACAAGTGAATGGACTGTAGAAGATACAGGTAAATGGAAAACAGAAGATACCGATAAATTCTTCTATAAAATTGAGGAGACAAAAAATGATAAAAAAGATTAAAACAGCTATTAAAAAAGCAGCTGACTGGGTTGTAGCTCAGTATGATAAACTATCATCTAAATAAAAATGGATCAACGTACTTGTAAGATATGTCACCACGAGTGTCACTGTGGTGGTAGAGAACACGCAGATGAATATGCATAACTTTGTAAGTGTGAGAACTGCGACTGTGGAAAAAAAGAAACTTCTTCTACAGTAGGAGGAGTTGTTATTGATGACACTGGAGAATGTGAGTCATGTCAGTAAGATTTCTATGTGTTTTTTTAACTACATTTCTATTTTCAGTAAATGTTCTAGCGGGTTCGACACAATCAAACGTTAGTGGTTCCAATACCGCAATCGAAGGCGGCTATGAATCAAGTACAACCTATCAATCAGGAAGTAGTTCAAGTTCTACAACAACAAATTCAACCACTTCCAATATAAGATCATCACCTCCAACATCTAGCGCACCCGCTTTTAATTCTATGACACAAGATGTTTGTGCTGTAGGAGCTTCTGCTGGATTACAAACATTTGGCGTAGGTATATCTGGTGGTAAACATTTTATAGATAAGAATTGTGAAAGATTAAAACTAGCAAGAATTTTAAATGATTTTGGTATGAAAGTAGCAGCGGTTGCCATTCTTTGCCAAGACGAAAGAGTCTTTGAATCAATGATACAGGCCGGTACCCCTTGCCCTATCGATGGAAAAATTGGGAAAGATGCCCTAGTTCTTTGGAATAAGTATCAATTTGAACGACCAGACTTTAAAACATACGTAAAACGTATGGCTAAAAGAGAAAAAATAGATGGTGTTCCTAAAGCAAATCCTATAAAAAAGGATGATAAAATCAAAATAAAGAAAATTAACAAATGAAAAATATACTGATAGCAATAGCTTTACTTGGTATGCTTAGTGCGTGTTCTATAGGACCAAAATGTACATACACTCAAGAAGGAACAAAAATTACTTCTTGGGTATGGTTTTACAAAGACAAACCAGCAGATCTAGATAAAGAGAATTGTAATTGATACAAAAAATTAAAAACGTTTTCTATGCTTTTGCCTTTATTTGGTTAGTGGGCTCTTGTGTTGTTCATAAAGTTTCTAAAGCAGAAAACGACACTGCAACAACAACCAATATATTACCTAACGCAGGGACAACATCTTCAAGCAGAGATATTTTTGATTTAGATGGTGTAAAAACAGGGTCAAACGTAGATCTTACAAATAATAGCACTCATAATGGTTTTACAATCACCTGTGATACACAAGTTAGTAATGCGTGCGGTCGCGCTTTAACAGGTGAACTAGAAGCATCTCATGACATGAAAGTATCAGCCAGTGGAACCTTAATTGGTATTGATGGTACTGAAAGTGGTACAACATATACTACAACACAGAAAAAATTAGATGGTGGCATCCAATTAAATAGTTATTTTAGTGTACAAAACTGCGAAGATGGCAGTAGTAGTTTTAGCTGTGGTTATTCATCAGGTGCTGATGACAGTTACAATCTTCATATAAAAATAAAAGACTCTGACGGCAATACTCTGTCTGAAATGACTACAACAAGATTAGATGATGCAGGATATAATGCAAACAGTGCAAAGTTTCATGACAATTTAGTCTGGAATGGTTTGGGCGCAGCGTCTTATGAATGGTATTGGGAAGGTATTGATGGTTCTGAAAGTACCTCATCACTCAGAGGACCTAATTTATTAGGTGCTGAATTATTAATGGATTTTCCAACAGACGATTATGAAGTCTTTACGACCGAGGAACTAGAAGAATTAAACGAGGCGCTAGGAACTACTAGCTTAACTGAAAATGAAATCTGGGACGTTATATCTGGTATGGAATCTGTTATGGAAGAAGAATTTGCATTAACAGGGAACCTAGAAGAAGGAACAAGATTAGAAATAAGTTTTGAAACAACAGGTTTAACTTTAGAAATAGCTTCACAAGAAACAGGAGCCATTATTATGGAAACACCAATGGTTCAAGAAACATTTAGTAGTGTGTTAGAAGAAAAACCTATCGAAACATTAAAAGAAGAGATAGTTAATATGGTCCAGGAAGAAATGCCTTTTATGGAAATTGTGGAAGAGATGGCACCTACTGCTAAAGTGGAAACAATGAAGGAGGAAGTACATGCAAAGACAGAGACGCCAAAGGGGCCATTACCAATGGTATCTAAAAAAGAAGAAGTTTCATCTACGAAGAAGGAAGAATCACAAACAGCGTCCCCCATTGCCAATGGACCTCCAAATTCTCCTATGACAACTAAAAAAGAAACGGTTGCAAAAAGTCCCACTAAAATGGTACAACGTCCAAATGAAGAAGAAAAAACTGAAGAAAAACAAGAAGAAAAAATCCAAGAAGAAACAGCAAAAGAAGAAAAAGAAGAAGTAGCTGTTGCTAAAAAAGAAACGGTCCAAGAAGAAGCGACTACGGAAGAAGAATCCGTTAGCGAAACTTCTACAGCATCCGCTATTCAGGCAAAGAAAAATATTAAACAAAAAAAGGTACAATCGAAAAAAGCTCTCGTCAAAAATCTTGACAGAGTAATGGATAAAATTGATACTGAAGTCAAAGACGTCGCTAAAAATCTTCAAATTAAAAATATCATAAAACTAGAAGCTATGACCAGTGAACAAGAATCACTAGCACTATATCAAAAAGCTGCATTTTATAGGCCAAAAGACATATATTTAACTCAATTAAATATCTTTGATAATCGTCAAATCTACCCTAACACTAGTCTTGCAAGCTATATAAAAAATGATAAAGTGGCAATCAAGGCGGAAACTTTGTATAAGCTCAACACTGAGAAACAAAGAATCATAAAAGAACTGGAGTTATTAAGAAATGGCAAAATTTAATCTAAAAGATCAGTTAGCAGGTATCGCTGCTTTAATTGCTGCTATTGTAGCTATCGGCGGAGGTTTCGTTAAATATGGTGAAATTACAACTAAATTAGATAATTTATCTAGCCAAACACCGGAACAAGCCGAAGAAGTTGCAGACAACGCAAGCAATATCATTGATAATCAACAAAACATTAAAATCTTACAAAAAGAAATGGAACTTTTACAAATTCAAATGAAGGAATTAAAAGTAAGCGTTTCTAATCCATTATCAAATTAATCATGAAGTGGGTAATTTTAGGACTAGTTATAGCCCTTATTGGAGCAAGTTTAATAGGATGCGTAGGTTTTCATGGCTAAACCTTTAAGAATATCGGAAGAAGCATCAGTTCAGATGCCGATGAAAACGGTGGCCTCTTTGATCGCCCTCGTAGCAATCGGGACCTGGGCTTACTTCGGTATTATTGAGAAGCAAAATCGTATGTCAACTCAGCTAGAGTTAATGACCAAAGACCTGACGGAAAACACAGAATTTAGAATTAAATATCCTAGAGGACAATTAGGAAAATCTTCTGGTGAGGCAGAACTTTATATGTTAGTAGAAGATCTTTACAAGTCCGTGGATCGTTTGAACAAAGCAATTGAAGATGGTATGCACAACAAAGTAAACATTGAGTTTCTAACAAAACAAATGAATAAAGCTTTAATAGATATTGAAAAACTTAAAGATAAACAAAGAAATTTTGCTAATGGAAATGGAGCATCACACTAATGATAGAAACTGTAGTAGCACTTCTGATGTTTATAAATGGTGAGATTAAAGAACACCGTATTCAAGAGAATATGGCGATCTGTCTACGAGGTAAAAGAACAGCAGAACGTGACTATAACCCGAATGTGAGTTATAAATGTATTAAAGCGAAAGCTGAAACAGAGATATACATGGATCAAAAAAGTATTAAAAAGATAATACTGGAGTAGTTCGAAGTTATGGCTAAAGCAGAATACCAAGAACTTATCAATGAGTATAAAGAGCAGGTCCGGGTGCTTAAAGAACAAAA